CCCTACTTTAGAACTTTACACTCATTGGCTTTTAGACGTTTAGGAATTAAAAAAGAAAATGTAATGCAACGTAAACATTATGCTGATATAGGAAAACAAACGGGGATACGTGTAGATTATAATGAATGGGACGATGACCAAACAGGATTATTTACCACCAACAGTGATTATTTAAGAATTATTCAACTTGCCAGATTAAGAGGTATTACGCCTGAACAACAATATAATTTAAAAGAACATTCTCAAGAAGTTTCAGTTAAAGATTTAAAAATTTTAAGTAGTGAATTAGAAAGTTATAAAAAAGCTCATGGACTCATTGATTTCAATGATATGATTTCTGAGTTTACAGAATCAGATGTCTCTCCTAAATTTGATGTTGTATTTATTGATGAAGCTCAGGATCTATCTCGTTTGCAGTGGAATATGGCAAAATCTATTTGGGATAAAACTGAGGATAATTATATTGCAGGTGATGATGACCAAGCTATTTTTAGATGGGCGGGTGCAGATGTGGATAGTTTTATTACTCAAACAGGAAAAATATTAAACCTTACACAATCTTATCGAATACCAGGAGTCGTACATGATGTAGCTATGGGAATTGTTAAAAGAATTTCTAAAAGACTTCATAAAGAATGGCAGCCGAAAAGTAAGAGCGGATTATTATCTTATTATCATGAATTTAAAGATGTAGATATGAGGAGTGGAAAATGGTTTGTACTAGCAAGAACTCGTCACATGTTGAATGAATTAGAAAATGTTTTGTATTCTAAAGGATTATATTATCGAAATAAATTTAAGAAAGGGTATGAAAAAGACTTATATGAAGCTGTTATTGATTGGGAACAATGGCGTAAAAACAATGACTTAAATCATGAACAAATTAAAAGAATAGCATCATATATGTCTCCCAAACATTATCAAAAAGAAAATCTTCAATACTTAGATAAAGATAAATTTTACAACATCACCGAAGCATGTAGCTATCAAGGATTAAAAACTAAAGCTGTTTGGTATGAAGCTTTTGATTCTGCTCCACAAAATCAAATTGAATATATTCGAAAAATGAGAGCGAATGGTGAACAACTTAATAAAGAACCGCGTATTTTATTATCAACGATTCATGGTGTCAAGGGAGGAGAATGTTCAAATGTAGTTCTTCTTACCGATTTAAGTAGAAATACTCAAAAAAGTATGGATCGTTTTCCTGATGACGAGAATCGATTATTTTATGTCGGTGCAACACGAACCAAAGATCATTTACATATTGTTAGACCAAAAGATATTTATAAGGCATTTCGTTTATGAGGGAGTATAATTTTTATTATTGGGGACCTCTTCTTTTTAAAATAAAAATGCAACAAGAAGATTTAAAAAAGTGTGCCGACCTTTGTAGCAAAAAATCCAGTGAAGTTGATGAAACATTGGCTGGAGTTATTAAACACCAACATTACATTAGCCCTACACACTATAGTAAAATCATCGATCCTTATTTAGGTCCTTTTTACCAAGCATATCGTAACTGGTATGGAAAAACTATAACCCAACTGCTCATACGTTCATCCTGGGTTAATTTTATGATAGCTGGAGAATTTAATCCACCTCACACGCACCTCAACTGTGATTTGTCCAGTGTCTTATTTGTCAAAATTCCTGAAGGATTAGAAGAAGAACATAAAACATTTACAGGAACGGGAGGCGGACCAGGCTCACTTTCTTTTAGTTACGGGGAATTTCAGCCTCACACTATTTCCAATAGAGTTTTCTTTCCCGAAGAAGGAGACCTTTTTATATTTCCAGCAACCCTCACTCATTTCGTTGCTCCTTTTTTGTCCAAAGGAGAAAGAATATCCCTGAGTGCTAATTTTGACTTGCAGCAATGAGTGTTTATAAAAAACAAATTGGAGGATCTCACTACAAAGATATGAAGATCCAACCTAGTAAATTTATCAATGATAATAAATTGCTTTTTGCAGAGGGAAATGCTATTAAATATATTTGCAGACACGCACATAAAGGAGAAGTACAAGATTTGGAAAAAGCAAAACATTACATTGATATGATTATTGAGAGAGATTATTCCTAATGCAAATTCCTCTATTCAAGCCACAGACAGAGTGGCTCCCGCCAGAGGAGTTTCCAGATTTAACGCAAGCCTGCGAAATTGCAATTGACTTAGAAACTAAAGATCCCAACTTAAATATAAGAATGGGATCGGGTTCTGTGGTTGGAGTTGGTGAAGTCGTAGGTGTATCAGTAGCTACAGAAGATTTCTGTGCATATTATCCTATTGCTCATGAAGGCGGCGGGAATATGGATCGTAAAATGGTTTTAAAATGGCTTAAAGATGTTCTACTCACTCCGTCAGATAAACTTTTTCATAATGCAATGTACGATGTCTGTTGGTTAAGATCATTAGGATTAAAAATTAATGGAAGAATCATAGACACAATGATTGCTGCAGGATTAGTTGATGAGAATCGATTACGTTATGATTTAAATGGAGTTTGTAGAGACTATATTAAAAAAGGAAAAGACGAAGCCGCTTTATATGAAGCTGCAAAATCATGGGGAGTAGACCCTAAAGCTGAAATGTATAAACTTCCAGCAATGTACGTCGGGTCTTACGCACAGCGTGACGCCCAACTCACACTGGAGTTGTGGCAAGTACTTAAGAGTGAAATTTTAAATCAAGATATTCAATCCATATTTGAAATGGAAATGAAATTATTTCCCTGTCTAGTTGATATGCGTTTTCTTGGGGTACGTGTAAATCAAGAACAAGCTGCGATCGAAAAGAAAACATTAGTCGAACAAGAGAAAAAGATGCTCGGTGAGGTGTTGACAAGTACGGGGATAGAAGTCCAGATCTGGGCTGCGAGATCCATTGCGAAAGTCTTTGATAAGTTAGGTTTGCCTTATGATCGAACCGTTAAGACTGAGGCTCCATCATTTACTAAAAATTTTTTAGCGAATCACCCACACAATGTGGTGAAGTGTATTGCTAAAGCTAGAGAAATTAATAAAGCTCACACAACTTTTATCGATACCATTCTTAAACATAGCCAAAAAGGTAGGATTCATGCGGAAATTAATCAACTTCGATCCGAAGGTGGAGGAACCGTGACAGGAAGATTCAGTATGAATAATCCAAATCTCCAACAAATTCCTGCACGGAACAAGGAACTTGGACCACGGATCAGATCCTTATTTATTCCTGAAGAAGGATGTCAGTGGGGATGTTTTGATTACAATCAACAGGAACCAAGACTCGTTGTTCATTATGCTTCATTACAAAATTTATATGGAGTGGATGAAGTTGTTGAAGCGTATAAAAATGAAGACGCAGACTTTCACAAAATCGTAGCTGACATGGCGGATATCCCTAGGACTCAAGCAAAAACTATTAACTTAGGATTATTTTATGGGATGGGTAAAAATAAATTACAAGCAGAACTAGGAGTGAGTAAACTTCAAGCGGAAGATTTATTTAGAACGTATCATGCTAAAGTTCCATTTGTTAAAATGTTAATGGATGCAGTGATGAAACGTGCTCAAGATTCAGGAAAGATAAGAACCTTAATGGGTCGTTTATGTCGTTTTCCTTTATGGGAACCTAATCAGTTCGGGATTCATAAAGCATTACCTCATGATCAAGCGCTCTTGGAACACGGACCAGGGATTAGAAGAGCCTACACATACAAAGCATTAAATAGATTAATACAAGGATCAGCAGCCGATATGACTAAAAAAGCTATGATTAATCTCCATAAAGAGGGAATTATACCTCATGTACAGGTACATGATGAGTTGGATATTTCAGTAAAAGATGATAAAGAAGCTAAACAGATAGTACAAATAATGGAGTCTTCAGTTGAGCTAGAAGTCCCTAATAAGGTAGACTATGAAGCAGGCGAAAACTGGGGTAATATAAATTAGGAGGAACTATGGAAACAGTTAAACAGATCTGGAAAGATCACCGAAAAGTATGTATCGGTGCGGGTGTGGTAGTTGTTATTTTAATAATCGCTGCACTATAGGAATTTATGTTAAATGGCTTACTTGAATGCAAACATTCCTGCTACGTATGCGCAGGTAAGGAGAGAATATCTCTATGATCTTAAAGAGCACCATGGAGAAGTGGAAGACTGCTTACTTTTTGGCTTTGCATCGATTACAGGGCGTCCAATACTCTTTCATGCAATTATGGAAAACGGAGCTATATTCTACCGTTTGCCAATCTCTGCATTCATACAAAAAGGCTTTGATGTCAAAGAGGTTCCTAGGATGCGACTTGACGAGTTGGAGCTATGGAATTGCTTTAGTTACTATCCTAGCGTTACTTCTTTTGATGTCTTGGACGGTCAGTCCTGTAAATTCA